ATGGAACGATCGATAAAGATCTATACTTGAAAGGAAATGGAACGATCGACAAAGATCTATACTCGAAAGGAAATGGAACGATCGACAAAGATCTATACTTGAAAGGAAATGGAACGATTGACAAAGATCTATACTCGAAAGGAAATGGAACGATTGATAAAGATCTAACAGTCAAAGGCAGCCTCTGGTTAGGCGATGAATATCCTAAAGGAATTCGAAGCAATGGACGTCTTCGTCTGGTTTCTACAGAAAACATCTATTTGTTACCAAAGAATGAAGTGGTGGTAGGAAAAGAATGGGGAGGAGACGGGAACATGACGGTACAAGGCCAGATAAACACACCCAGGGTCTGTCTAGGAAATTCTTGTTTGAACCAAACTACTTTGAACAATATGATAAATAAATTAAATACGGATACACAAGCGACACGAGTGAGAATAGTGAACCCGTCCAATTACATCCATCTGGCTGAAGTCGAAGTCTATGATTTATACGGCGTTAACAGGGCACTAAATAAGACCGCGACTCAATCATCGACGGATTGGGGCGGTGACGCTTCTCGCGCTGTAAATGGTAATACAGATGGCAACTGGTTTAACAATAGCGTATCTCACACGAATAACGTCCCCTCGTGGTGGGAAGTGAGTTTAGCAGGAACAATCGCAATTTCAAGAATTAAAATATATAATCGTACAGATTGTTGTAGTGAACGTATAAATGGGTCTACGATGTATGTTTATAATGGTAATCGAATCGTTAAAACATTTCCGCTCGTCGACTTCTCTACTTCCATTACGAGTCAAGAATATTTTATGTAGTCGCGCTTCTTCTGATCGAACAGTAATCGTTGAGAAGAAAGCAAAAGATGAAAAGAAGAATCATTCTAAGAAAAACAAGTAGTCGAACAGTGCTTGACTCGTTACGTAGACGTACCCCGTCTCGTCTTGTGATTGTCTGCCCACTCTTCCTGCAATTTGGAAGTACATGTTTCTCGGCAGCAGGGATTCGTATCCAAGCTGGAGATCATCGATGAGCACAGCATTCAGAACTTTAATATTCAATCCGTAGGCACCGGTTTCATCGACGACGAGGAATGCAAGCATGTTGCGTTCCAGATCCAAGATGTTATGAATGTAGAATTCTTTTGTGAGCGCGACGGAACCAAGAGCTTTCAAACGCCACATAGCATGAGAATCAGGAATTTTTGGCATACGTTTCACAAAGAGATCCCACTGTAAAAGATTCTCCTGCGGGTTTCCGATTTCTTCAAGTTCCATGGGACGGATGAAAGCTCCGTTATGGTCGTGCGTGAATACGACACTTGGATTGTGGAGCTTGATATATTCTTTTGTATTGATGATTTCCTGGGGCGACAGAGGAATGACACTCAGCTTAGAATTTAGTATTTCTGTCACAACTTCTCTTCTCTCCTCGGCTTCTTCTTTTGTTGCGAGTGTTCCCTTTGTGATTTCCACGAGTTGCTGAACGATACTTTTCTTATGATTTGCGACGGTTTCTACGAGAGTTTCGATCGTAGCAAGTGAATTCGTTTTGAGAAGAGGTTCGATGATATTGTAGAATTTCTCTGTTGATTGCGTTCCGATGATGCACCCGCGGAGAAAGAGGTGTGAGTCCTCGCGCAGAATTTTTGAGATTTTGTTTGGGATTTGGTTTGCTGCTGGAACTGCTTCTGCTTCTGCTTCTGATGTATCAATTCTTCCTATCTCGAACTTTTCTTCAAAGAAGCTGTCTGGCATATCGGAAGAAGCAAGAACGTGCGCCCATTCGATGACTCTTTGTGAGATATGTTCAAAGTTCAGTCTCAAGAAATCGAATTCAAGACTCATACATGATTTAAACTCATCGGATTGTCTCAGCGTCTTCTCCCATACCAAGAGCACGCGAGGAGAGAGAAATCTGCGCCAAATCACGCTGGAAGTCACCTTGCGCAGCACTTTCACGAAATCGGATTTCGTTCGCACTCCGGAGAATGGGCTCAGTACCGGTTTCTCGGGCAGCCAGTACGCAACGAGAGTAGTAGAGACTCCGACATTGACTGCTTGAATTTCCACGATTTCTTCGCCGTATTTTCTTGTGTACAGCTCTTTCACAGAATCGTCGACGAGCGAACAGGAGGTCGCGGACATGACAAACACGATTCGGGGGAGACTGTGCAGAATAATCTGCAGACGCTCATCTGTTTCACTGGGTTCGTCTAGGATAAGCGCGATTTGTGGATTCCAAAGATTTGCATGACTGAGATGTTTGTATCTGTCTTTGTGCTGGGGAAGATGGATAGAAGGAGGCAAAGCGCGCTCCTCCATTTCTGCAGTTGTTTCCAGATAGGCGAGGTATCTCAAGTAGTAGACGAGGAATTCAGGGTCGACAATGAAAGCGATGGGTTGAACACCATAGCTACAATGAAACGATGGACGCAGTTCCCATTCAAACCCATCTTTTTCCGAGGGAGCGATGTATACAAACGGGATTCCACAACGGTAAAGAAAAGCTGCATTCTGGTCGCGCACGGGGCCTTTCGGAACGCAGTAGATGGTATGATGACGAATACGCGCGTACACCGTTGCGATAGCGGGGAGCAGAGCTGTTTTGCCGACACCCACGCCCCAAGGTAACAGAAAGAGCGAGCACGGGTTCTCTTTCATTTTGTCCAGCAGCTGTTTCTGCTCGGTGAAGAGAGATATCGCTCGCTGGTAGTTATTCCGGAAACTGTTGCGAATGAGGAGCCGGGTATGTTTCTCCAAAAACTGTTTCAGAGGCATGTTCTCCTTGCTCGCGAAGAAGTAGAAGATCTTCTGGAAGAATTCGAAAATCTCGTTCTGCTGCAAGGAAGGTTCAAAGTACAGAAGCGAGTCGCGAAAAGAGATGAGAGAATCAAGAAAAAGATCAAGTTTCTTCTTGTAGGCGTTGATCGTATTCACACAAAAGAACAGGAGAACCACTTCTATGACATTGCTGCGGAATCCCGGGAGAGAGAAGGATGCAGCAACAAGCCGTTCAAGTTCTCCTTTCGCGAGTTCCAACGTCGTGTTTTGCCTGATTTCGTCTGCTGTGAACGTCGTTTTCTTTTTGTTCTTGCCTTTGCCGACTTCTTCTTTCGCTGCTTTCTGAAGATTCTGCACATAAGAAGATACGTCTATCTTAAATTTCGCAAGGAGTTTCAACAGACCACTAGTATCAAAGAGTTTGTGCAGGTGTTTCTTTGGATAGGAGAGATACCCAGAAGCAGATTTCACGATTGTTTGCGTCTTCTGGTCAAAATAGGCCATTTCTAGCTGGAAAATGTCGAGAGATTCGCTCTTTGAGAGTTCGGCGATGAGTCGCCACTCCGTCGCAATTTCTTCAGTGGTCTCTGTTGCTGCTACTGATGCTACTACTGATGTTGCTGTTCCCGACATAGTCTTTTTCTCTTTCCCTTCTTCTTCTTCTTCTTCTTCTTCTCGTTTGTGGATTCGTGGGATATAAAGGTTTGTTGAAGTTGAAGAGACAATATATCATTTTTTCCGCCTTCAAAAATGGGAATCTATACCAGTGGTCAAATCTTCGGGATCAGAATATATAGATTTCTAGATGATGAATACACCTTTACGCTATTTGAAGAGAAGCAATGCGAGATAATGAGTCCTGATAAAATGAGAGAAGTATACTCATTCTATGACGGATTACATGATAAAAACAAATTGGGTTTCAAAATTTTCACGGAAGTCAGTTGCACTTCCGCATTAAATGCATATAACAACAAAACGTTCATGCTGTGGTATCCACTGTCCTTAGAAATGTTCCTGAAACTTTTTGACATTTCTATGTAGGAGAAACCTTTAACCCTTTACATCTACGTACAATTTATAAGAAGAATTTAAAGACGACGCCGCCATGTGGCCGATTTTAGCTGTTTTCCCGGGTAAAGGGTTAACTGAACTTTGGTTTTTGCTGCTCGTTCTTCGACTAAAGACGGTCGAAGGACAAGTTAACAAAGGAGATTTCGCTACGATGTGAGTCGGTGATTTTATAGTCTTTACAAATGACAAGCTAGGATTCGAACGATGTGCTGCTTTCAAGATAGCCTATATTACTCATTACGATGATTTCGAGACGTATTCATGAAATCGAAAATCAACGAAAGAAGCCTTTGAAAGAAAAGTTTCCACCTTTTCTTCACGGATCATGGATTGTGGAAGTCTTGAAGCGACAATGATGTCGATTATTTCATAAATATTGTTTGTGTAACGAGTTGAGAATACAGTAGTAATAGTAACAAAACCAAAATGATTTACATGTTTATTTGCTTTTACAATGGCACAGTTCTTTCTTACGTGTACCTTCTAACCTTCTTTCTCATCACAGCATCGATACCTTTCGATGTCACCGATTGATGCGGTGAAAAAGGATTTTTCGGTTGAAATTTCTTGCGTAGAGATATCCTCTGTCTATGAAAATATCTGCTTCTTGCTCTTTCTGCGATTACGTCCTTTTCCCGCACCACGCTCTTTCGAAGCGTTTAAAACTGATTTGATCGCTGATGAAGGAAGTTTTTCTGTAAGTTCTTTTAAGACGGTATCTTTTGTTGAATTTGGATTCTCCATTTCAGAAAATGTAATGTGTCAGCTAAGATGTAGAAATGGACATAGGGTTCCAAATTTTCAGAGACCTTCTTCAAATCGAGTTTTTTATTGTTTTTCTGTTTTGTTCCGAACGCAAAGTAGAGCGCCGTAAGTGCAGCAATCATCGCCATGATAAAGTAAAAAGTGTTCACAGAATTAAGATCGGAAACGGTAACCTCAAAGGATGTCTGGCGAACTATGTAATGCGTCATTCGGCATGACGCCTCTTAGACCAATCATTTCTTCTAAATTTCCTTTTAATGTAACCAAGTTGTTCGCTTGAAAACCTATCGCCTCGAAATACAATGAAATGGAAAAATTTGTTTGATTAAGGTATCCTATGACAATCGAAGTAGAACATGGTACAGCGAGTATCATATTTATTAATTATTAAACATGTATCTCAATTATGACTTAAAATGGGCTAGTCACCGGCTCAAGAAACGAGAGAGAGAGA